GAGCCGGCGCGCCGATCGTCGGTGCCGCGACGATCGCAAACCAAGGTTTCTAACGTGCAGCCGTCCGAGCGGTTTTTACTTTTCCGCCACGACCCCGCACGACGCACGACGTTCGCGTCTGCGGCCACGGGAGCCCGAAGACGAGCGGAGAGACGCCGGCGGCGTGAACGGCCGTATACGGGGCTCGTGGGTCCTCGGAACGCTATCGGCCGTCGAACGGAGCGTAGCGATCCGCCACTGTCCTAATCAGAGGGATACCATCCGAAATGATCGACGCCGACCGCCCCAATCCGATCCTCACCGCGCAGACCGACCCGGTGGCCGACCTCGAAGCCATTCGCCAGGCCCACGTCGTCCTCCGCCGGCAGCGCTACCGCGACATTCGCGACCTCCGCCGCAAGCAGACGGCGGTGGAGGCCGTCGCGGGGCTCGACCTCGACGGCCGCGAAACCTACGGACTGACGAAGGGCCAGTTTTCGTTCGTCGACCTGATCGAAGCGATCCTCGCCCGCACCGGCCCGGCGGCGCTCGAACTGTCGACGTGGACGGCGGCCGGGACGAACGTCACCACCGCTATCGGCATGATCGAGTCCGGCCGCATCACCCGCGCCCGGTGGCTCGTCGACGCTTCGTTCGTCCGGCGATGCCCGCAGCTTGCCGCCCGGCTCCGAACCGCCTTCGGGAACGACTCCATCCGGGTGACGCGCACCCACGCGAAGTTCGCCGTCGTCCACAACGACACCTGGCAAGTGGTCTGCCGGACCTCAATGAACCTGAACGAAAACCCGCGGCTCGAAGACTTCACCCTGGCCCACGACCCCGAGTTGGCAGGGTTCATCATCGGCAACCTCGACAACCTATGGGCTACGCAGCGGCGGAGCCTGCAGGACGGCACCGTTCGACAACTCTCCTCATGGTGGGAATCAAATGGCTGACGACATCGCACCCCGGCCCCCGGCCCCGACCGCCGTGGTCCACTGGCTCCTCACCGGAGCGAGCGAACATGACGTTCTCGAAGCCCTGCAGGCGAAATACCCCGACGCCGACCCGGTCGCCACGCTCGCCGCGGTTCGCGAGCGGCTCGTGGGTGAGGGTACGCCGGACACCGACGCTCTCCGAGGGTGGGTGTTGCTCTCCTACCGGGAGCTTTACCGCCGGATGCTCGAAGTAGGCGACTTCGATGGAGCCCGAAAAGTCCTCAAGAACATCAGCGAGGTGACGTTGTGACGCTGTTCACCGGCACCGCATCCAAGGCCGACCGATCCGCGAAGCGATACGACCAGGTCCGCGCCGCCAACATCAAGCGCAACCGGTCGGCATCCCGAGCCGGCCGGGACATCGGCGAGCTTCCGCCCGTCGCCGATCCCGCCCGCCGGGACGCCGCCCGAGTGTCGTTCGAGACGTTTTGCACGGCGTACATGCCGGCCACGTTTACCCTCCCCTGGTCCGCGGATCACCGCGACGTGATCGGCCGCATCGAGGCCGCCACGCTCACCGGCGGGCTCTTCGCTTTTGCCATGCCCCGTGGCAGCGGCAAAACGTCGCTCGTGATCGCGGCGGCAGTGTGGGCGCTGCTGTACGGACACCGCGACTTCGTCGTGATCGTCGGAGCCGACGAGAACCACGCACGCCGCATGCTCGACGCAATCGTGCTGGAACTCGAAACGAACGAAGCGCTCCTCGCCGACTTCCCCGAGGTATGCGTCGCCCTTCGAGCCCTCGAGCGGATCGCCCAGCGAGCCCGCGGGCAGATCCACGCCGGCCAGCCCACGCGGATCGTCAAGACCGCCAACGAGCTTGTCCTCCCGACGATCGCCGGATCGGCCGCGAGCGGCGCGACGGTCCGGGTGACCGGCATCACCGGCCACCTTCGAGGCATGACCGCCAAACGGGCCGACGGCTCGACATTCCGGCCGTCCCTTGTCCTCATCGACGATCCGCAGACAGACGAGGTGGCAGGCTCGCCGACGCAAGTCGCCAACCGGCTGGAGATCATGACCGGTGCTATTCTCGGCCTTGCCGGCCCGGGCCAGACGATCGCGGGACTTTGCACCGTGACTGTCATCAAGCCGCATGATCTCGCCGATCAACTTCTCGACCGCGACGCCCACCCCGAATGGCAGGGCAAGCGTACCCGCCTGATCTACCGTTGGCCGGACCGGGAAGACCTCTGGCAGCAGTACGCCGAACTCCGCCGGGACGGGTTGCGGAGCGGTGTCGGTGTCGGTGCCGCGAACGACTTCTACCTCGAGCAGCAGGCGACGATGGACGCCGGCGCGAACGTCGGGTGGGATGCCCGCCACAACCCCGACGAACTCTCCGCCCTCCACCACGCCTACAACTTGCGGATCGACCGCGGGGACGCCGCCTTCCAGGCGGAGTATCAGAACGAGCCCGTCCGGCCGACGCTCACCGTCGCAGGGCTCGACCGAGAGCAGCTTGCCAAACGCTCGATACCGCTACGCCGCGGGATCATGCCCAACAGCCACTCAACGCTCACGGCGGCGATCGACATTCAGGAGCGGGTTCTATTCTGGGCCGTCGCATCGTGGGCGACCGGCTACGCCGGCCACCTCCTGGCCTACGGGACGCACCCCGAGCAACCGGGTGAGAACTTCACCGCATCGAGCGCGAAGCGCACCCTATCCGATCTCCACCCCGGCGGTTTCGAGGCCACGCTCCAGGCGGGACTCACGACGCTGGTCGACATGCTCCTCGGTCGCGAATGGCCGCGGGAAGATGGCACCACCGCCCGTATCGAGCAACTCGTGATCGATGCCAATTGGGGACAGTCCACGCAGACGGTTCGCGAGTTTTGCCGCCGTCACTCCTCGGCCGCCATCATTCTCCCGAGTCACGGCCGCGGTGTCGGCCCGACGGCCCGCCCCATCCACGACGGCAAGAAAAAGCCCGGCGAGCGGATCGGCCCCGGCTGGAAGATCGGCACCATCAGCGGCCAACGCGGGCTGTTGTTCGACGCGAACCATTGGAAGACGTTCCTGGCCGCCCGGCTGAATACCACGGTGGGCGATCCGGGCGCGCTCGTCTTCCACAAGGGCGACCACCACATGCTCCTCGACCACCTCACGGCGGAGCAGCCGATCGCCGTCACCGCCCGCGGACGGACCGTCGACGAGTGGAAGCTGTACCCCGGCCGCGAAAATCACCTCCTCGATTGCTGCGTGATGGCAACCGTGGCGGCCAGCGTCGCAGGCATCACCGCGCCCGGGGCGGAGGCATCGCCGGAGCGGCAGCGCCGCCGCGTGGAAGTGCCAAAGCCGGGAGCGCAGCGCAAGACGATCGCCACGAAGCGGGCAAAATGGTAGACGCAGAGAAAGGCGAGTACATTACTGCCACGAAACTTCTCGCAAGCGCGCCATCGGCCACGCTGCAACCCGATTTCAATCGTCAAAACGCAGGAGATTGCCAAATGCGATATGTCATCTACCGCTCGCCAGAAAACGTGTTGGCCGTGCCCAACGTAGACATCCGCGAGGCTCCACAGAGGACGGTACGAATACCCACCCTCGGTGCAACCGTCCTTCAAAGACAACCCCTAAGGGAGCCAGCCACGTTTTTTGGACAAATCCCCCTTGCCGCCAGCGCCGATGTAAGTGACCAATTCGTGCTATTGGGCGAGAATGGTGTTGCGCACCAGTGCGTTACGACGCGCACTGGTTTTTCCAATGGAGTGACGACCGTGTCGGGAATCGTCACCCAGTCCAACGTGATAATGGACGCCACCGCAGCCGCGGCGATCGTAGCGCAGGCGTACGCTCGGACAACCTGAATAAATGGCAGCAACGACTGATTTAGTCGCCGCCATGCTCCAACGCAGACCAAACCGAACCGTCGCTCCAACACCTTCCCGCCGCACCCCCTCTCGCGTTGACCGCCATTCCGCGACGTTGAAGGGCATGAACACCCCACATGCCGTTCCACGATCCCGTGCCGCCGAGATGATCGGCCGCAAGCCCGGCACCCTTCGAGCGTGGAGTTCCCAGACTCCGCCCCGCGGCCCCCGCCCCGTAAAGACCGGCGAGGCCAAGCAGGCCCGCACGCTCTACCCGGTCGACGAGATCCGCGACTGGCTCGCCGATCCCGTGGCCTACGAGAGCAGGAGGCCGCCGAATGACAACCGCGGCTGACATCACCACCGACGAAGCCCTCGCCGTTTTCGTCGCCGTCGCCCAGGCCAAGCAGGCTTCCATGAATCCCTTCGAGCGACGACGGGCCGAGCGGATCGAAGCGACGCGCCCCGGCCGCGAGCGATGGGCGGAGCGCATCACGCAGACCGTCGACGACGAGACGAACTACCTCGTCGAGCGACACCGCCAAGAACTCCTCGCCGGTGCGGAGGCGCTCCTCCGGCGAGCCGATCCCGTCGCCCTCGCCGGCCAGACGATGCACATCGTCGACTTCGACCAGATCGGCACCAGGAGCGAGACGGTCGGCGGGTTCACGATGGCGGGCGGGATCTTCGACGTTCTTCGTCCGATCCTCCCGGCCGACGCCGCCACCGGCAACGTGATCGCCTTGAACGTCCGAGCCGAACTCCACGACGCCACGGCCAACCTCCCCGCCGCCGCGAGCGAGGCGCAGATCGTTTCAACCGCCGGACACTGGATCAACGGGACCGCCCTTCACGAGTACGCCCACATCGTCGCCGAGCAGGCCGCCGGCCGGCGGATCGAATCGCCGATCGTCCTCGGCCATCCCGACCGGGTGCAGGCGATCGCCCGCGCCCTCGAGGAGACGCCGTCGGCAGCAGAGCAGGCCCACGCCCACCCGCTCGAGTGGACCCGCGGCTACTTCCACCTGGCCCACCGCACCGGCCACGTCGAGCAGTTCACCGCCGATGTCGGCCGGCACTACGTCGACCCCGAGGCGATCGTGGCCGGCTTGACCCTCGAAGCGCTCATGTCCGGCGGCCGCGAGCCGATCGTCGACATCATTCGCCGGCACCCACCGGCCCGATTCGTAACCGCTGCGATCCCGCTGACCTTCACGGAGAAATCCCCATGCCGATGATCTTCGATGTCCTTCGCTCACGAGCCCGTTC